ACAGCCCTACTTAATTCTTGGAAAGAAGCCAGACAAACACGTGGCACAGCTTTTGTTAACGACACAATCGACTTTCAAAGCATAGGTTTTAGCCCAGAACAATTAACGCTAAACGCTGCACGCCAGTATATGGCTTCCGAGATTGCTAGGGCTTGTAATTTACCTGAATACTACGTAGGCGGCAACGCTGGCGGAAGTCTTACTTATTCTAATGTAACAGCTGAAAGAAGAAGCCTAATAGATTTGTCATTAAAACCCTTAATGACTTGTATTACACAAAGATTAAGCGACAACGATATAACACCACGTGGTTCTATTGTAAAATTTGATTTAGAAGAATTTTACAGCCCAAGTGCTCAAGAACGCGCTGACATTTATCAAAAACTTATTCCTCTTGGTGTAATGACAGTAGAGGAAGCAAGAGAAAGGGAAGACTTAATAAATGAATAACTTTATTAAATTTTCAACCGACATTATCGCAGCTAATTCTTCTAAAAGAGAATTAACAGGCGTTATTGTTCCTTTTGGTCAGGTAGGACATACCAATATGGGTGATGTTGTTTTTCAACAAGGCTCATTAAAAATCGGTGAGGGTATAAAACTTTTTACCGAGCACGATATGACTAGACCAATAGGTAAATTATCAAGATATGAAGAAGACGATAAAGGAATTATCGGAACATTCAAAATAGCAAGAACAAATGCAGGAGACGACGCATTAGCCGAAGCACAAGAGGGTTTACGAACTGGATTTAGCGTAGGCGCAATGATAGATGATTATGTAACTAAAGGTGAACAAGTAATTGTTAACGAAGCTACCCTAAAAGAGGTATCTCACGTCACATTCCCAGCATTTGGCGAATACGCCCAAATAACCGAAGTAGCTGCAAGCGCAGAAACTTCACAACCAACAGAAAGCGAGGAAACTCTCGTGTCAAACGAAGTTACCCCAGAAGTAGTAGAGGAAGTTGCAGCAGAAGTTGTAGCAACCCCAGCTGTTGAAGCCAAAGAACGCAACGTGCGTCCTGCAATCTTCACAGCACCAAGAAGCCCAATTGTTTCAAAGGCTTCATACCTAGAACACTCAATTAGAGCAGCTCTTGGTAACGAAGACAGCCGTCAATATGTAATGGCAGCTGACACAACCTCAAACAACGCAGGTTTTATTCCAACACCACAATCAACCGAAGTAATTAACGGAATTGCAAACGCTGACAGAGGATTTATTGACGCAATTTCAAAAGCAACTTTGCCACCAGCAGGTATGACTTTTGAAATTCCAAAAATCACCACAGCACCAACAGTTGCACAAGCAGACGAAGCAACAGCATTATCTGAAACAGATACAGCAGCTTCATTCGTTTCTGTTGCAGTTAAAAAATTCGGTGGACAACAAACATTTTCAGTAGAGTTGTTAGACCGTTCTTCACCAGTATTTTTTGATGAACTTGTACGCCAAATGGAATTTGCATACGCAAAAGCAACAGATTCATACGTTGCAGGCGAATGTGCTAACAACGGCACATTAAACGCAACAGCAACAACAGAAGACGCTCCAGGCTTAATCACCTACGTATCTTCTGCAGCTGCAGCTGTTTACAAAGCCTCATTAGGTTTTGCACGTAACCTTGTAGTATCTCCAGAACAATGGGGTAAAATTATGGGTTATGCAGAGTCAAACGGACGACCAATTTACACAGCTTCAAACCCACAAAATGCTGGTGGCGCAGTAAGCCCACAATCATTACGTGGAAACGTTGCTGGTTTGGAATTGTATGTTTCACGTTCAATGGCTGGAACTGGTGGAACTGGTTTAGGTGACTATTCAATGGTTGTCTTAAACCCAGATTCATACACTTGGTACGAAAGCCCACGTTTGAGCCTACGCACCAACGTAATCAACACAGGACAAATAGACGTAAACTATTACGGCTATGGCGCACTAGCAACCAAAATTGGTGCTGGCGCAAACTGGTTTAACAAGTCCTAATAAACCACTAAGTCGTGAGGCTAGTCTCGCCCCTGTGGCTAGCCTCACCCTAAACGAGAGGAAATGAAATGCCAGTATTAGTAACAGCAGCTCAGTTAAGAGCTGTACTTGGCGTTCCAAATACTCTTTACGATGACACAGCATTAAACGCAATTATTGACACTTCAGAAGACGCTATTGGTGATTTTCTTATTCAATGGAAAGTTGAAATAGATAAACAAAAAAGCGAAAGTGCTACACGCACAATTTTACATACTGTTACACCTCACAAATTTTATGAAACACAAACAGTAACAATATCTGGCGTTACTGGGCATAATGGCAATAAAGTTATAGAAGAAATTATTGACGATTATACTTTTGCAATAACAACAACAGGTGCAACAGTTCACGATTTTCGTTACATTATTCCTAACGGACGTGCAGCAGCAAATGACCTTTCACAATACAACGGCAACGCAGCTATAGAAGAAGCTGTGCTACAAATCGCTGTAGACGTATTTCAATCAAGACTAGCTGCAGGTGGCACACAACAAGCACTTGATTACACACCAGCCCCATACAGAATGGGCAGAACCCTTTTGTACAAAGTTACAGGTTTAATAAGTAAATATATTGACTCTAATAGTCAAGTAGGTTAATTATGGCTTTAAGTACGTTACGTGCAGGGCTTAAAAGCGCAATAACAGATAACACAAAGTATTCTGCTTACGACCACGTACCAGATATTATAATTCCACCAGCAGCTCTTATTTTAGCTGGTGACCCATACCTTGAACCAATTGCTATTGGTAATTCAAAGAATTGGTACGTAAGACTAACTCTTGAAATAGTCAGCACTACGTATTCAAACCCAAGCGCATTAACAAACTTGGAAGATGATATAGAAACAATCTTGGCACTTATACCGACTAATTGGGTTATACTGTCAGTATCTAGTCCGAGAATTAGGCAGACAAATAGCACAGATTTGCTATCTGCTGAAATCCAACTACAAACAGCCTACACAGGCTAGGAAAGGCAACAATGGCAACAACTATTTTAAGTGGTCGTCAATTAACTTTGAGTGTTAACGGAAATAGCTACTCAGAGCAGATTACTTCTTCTGCTATCAACTTTGATACAGAAAGATTAACTTTTGACACTCTTGCAGGCAAAGCATATAAATACATTGACTCAAACGTTACACTTGACATTGAGTTTTTGAACGACGCAGGCGCATCACCAAACAGCTTGTACAAAGTATTATGGGACGGCACAGAGTCAGCCCCAGATACTACAATTGCTTTTATTATGACATTAAGAACTGGTGTAACATTAACTGGTTATGTATTGCCACAATATCCAAGCGTTACAGCTTCAGGTGGAGACGTACAAACTTGTTCAGTATCATTACAAGTTGTAGGTATACCAACCGAAGACCTAACAGCATAACAACAACAAACAGAACAGGGGCACACAAATGCTTAAACTTAAATTAACGTGGGAATTAGAAACAGGTGAGAAGTTTGAAGAATGGACAAGACCAATTGAACTTTCACTTGCAGAAAAAGAACTTTACAACAGTAAGTCAATTGTTAAAATACTTATTGACGAAAGCACACCAAGTAACACACTTCTTTTATTCTTGGCTCACAAAATTCAACAACGCGTTACCAAAAAAATCGAAAACTTTGAGACCTGGAAATCGAAAGTCACCGATATTGCAGCTTCTGATTTTGAGACAGCAAATTTTACCAAGCCCGAAGTCTTGGGCGAACAGCAATAGAATTAGCAATAGCAACTGGGATAACACCCGACTATTGGCTCAATGCCGAACCCGAAATTTGGGCAACGGCTATAGACATATTGAACGAGCGAGCTAATGGCTAAAGCAATTCAATTAGTTAAAGTAGATAGAGATTATAATGGTCTTCTTCGCGCTTTTAATAAAATGGACGATATAGCTAAAAAAGATATGCAAGAAATTGCAGGCAAACTAGCTGAACGTGGTGCTAATTATGCTAAAGGTGCAGCTAATAACGCACCATATAATGTTAAACAAGCAAGAGCTGTAGCCGAGTCAATTGTAATTAAAGCTAAAGATAAAGCACCAAGTTTTAGTATTGGTGGTAAACGTCCTGTTGGCTCTAGTGCTTTTAGTGCTGGTTATGTGATAATGGGTAATGAATTCGGATCAAAGCAATATAAACAGTTC